TGTTTTGTGGAAAGCGTCAAGTGTACAGGGAAAAAAGGGGATCAGCGAACCGATCCCCAAAAGGCAACTGCGCGAAAGCAGAAACGCGCAGAGGGATTGTAGGGGCAGAATACCCGACTTGTTTGTGTGGGAATAAATAATAGTTGTTGACAAGGTAGTCAAATGCGATATGATTCACTCATCAACAACGCAATTCAACTTTTTGGAGGTCACATGACCGATTTCACTTTCTCCTCTTCTGACTTCAACGCTACAACCATTTTGGTTGTTGCCAACACTTCTGATGCCAAAGAATATTTGGCTCAACGCTATGGCGTTGGCTGCGTTTCAATTGAGGTACGCAAATCTGCTGCGCCAGAGTTTGCGGATTCTTTTGAATTCCAAGGCTTGTCCTTTTCATAACCCAAGGGGGCATCGTCCCCCATCTTTTACATGGAGTGAGATATGTCAGAACAAATTTTACGATTGCCTGAAGTCATTGGCTTGGTGAAAAAATCAAGAGCAACCATCTACACGGATATGAAGCGCGGAGACTTTCCTCATCCCATTAGCATTGGACGCAGGGCAGTTGCATGGAGACGCACTGACATTGATGCGTGGATGGATACCCGCCAACAAAAAATATATCCCAATGAAACCTTGGAGACAACACAATGAACCACACACAACACGCCATGACGGTGGAGAACCACCGCAAACTCGGCAAACGCGCCGAGGCTGCCTTTGACTACTTGCTGTGCCTTGCCATTGGCGTAGGCTTGGCCGCACTGCTTGTCGCATGGTGGTCATCATGAACAACCCACCAGCATTTCCAACAGGCACAGGGGTTGCGCCATACAACCCTGGCATGACGCTTCGTGACTACTTTGCGGCAAAGGCTATGCAAGGCATGATGGTTGATGTTGAGCAACCACGCTGTAATTACATTGCAGATATTGCTTACAAGATGGCAGACGCAATGATGAAAGCGAGGGAAGCGTGACCGAGCTGCAAGACTACTGCCAAGAACCTCGGACCATGTCCGAGTTGGTGGAGGCAGGATTCAAGCCCAACGCGGTCTATGCCGCCGTCAAGCGCAACGAATTGAAGAACACCAATGCCATGGATGCTTGGGGACGCAAACAGCGCGGTAAGGGCTTATTCTTGTCCACCGTGACACGCATCCCCTATAACGCAACCCTGTTGGTGCAAGCCTGGAACACACAACCCAAAGGAGAAAACAATGTCTCAGACCATGCAAATGGAAATTGACCGCGCTGTCAACAAGTTCACGCCACCCATGGAAGTGGGTGGTGGATTCCTCACCCGCGATGAATACGCCAAGTTTGCGCGTATGGCAGTCACCGAGGGCACGATGATCGGATGGGCGCACGCGGAGAACATGACAAGAGAGCGTATGCAGCGCAAGATCACCGAGCTGGAGCATGAGGTCAGCATACTGCGTGACCGCGTGAAAGATGTCGAGATGGAATTGCTGGCGACTCAAAAATGAGAAAACTTAACTGGACACCCCCACACGGTACAAAGATCACATGGCCAACCATTCATGTGTTTGACGCCGCATTCACGCCGACTCGCGGTGCTGATGTGCAATCCATATGGCGCAGATACGGTTGGACACCACGCTTTGGCAATGCGCCAGCGGTTGACGAACCCATCCACAAATCCAAGGTGCTGCGCGTATGGAAACAGTAATCAACTTCTTGCTGGTGGCGGTGCTCTCCATCACCATCACGCTACTGGTGATCTTTTGCGTCATCAAATTTTTGTTGGACCAGACCGAGGACAAATAGATGGCACGCCCAAAGACAGAGTTAACCACCAACCCCAAAATCATAGGGGCGCGGTTGACGCAGGAGCAATTCAAAGAATGGCGCAAACTGGGTGGCGGCCTGTGGCTGCGAAAGTATTTGATTGAGAGTGCAGAGAAAAGGAAAAAGCAATGACACAAGATGAAATTGTTGAGATGGTAAAAAAGGCTGGTTGGTCTGGCCTTTATTCATCATGGACAAACCCAACCACTCTCATTAGTTTCAGAGTGCCTTTGAATATGCAACAACTTGAAGCCTTTACCAAACTTGTAGCCGCCAAGGAAAGAGAAGCGTGTGCAAAGATTGTTGAAGATTCACCATCTTATGACTGGCACAAATTTGCTTGTGAAGCCGCCGCCGCCATCAGAGCAAGGGGACAAGCATGACACAAGATGAAATCATTCGGTTTGCAATTCAATGCCGCCTTGTGACAACAGGTAATAGTGATGGCATATACATGGACGCATTAACTGAGTTTGCCAACCTTGTAGCCACCAAAGAGCGTGAAGCCTGTGCAAAGCTGGTTGATGAAGAAGCACTTGATGCCTATACTTTTGACGACTCCCTTGCGAGAGCAACTGAAGGTTACGCAAGATTAATCAGAGCCAGAGGAGAGCAAGCATGACACAAGATGAAATTAAATGCGGTGACATTGTGCAAGTCAATCCTGACAAAGAAATGTTTGGAGCTTGTATGGTGGTAGTAACAGAACTAAAAACGTGGGGTATCCAAGGATATGTTCAATCTGCTGGTGTTGCTGGACAGCAATATATTAGATTGAAGTTTGATGAAATTGAAACTACTGGCGGCAAAGCTGTTTGGGTTGTAGGAGAGCAAGCATGACACAAGAAGCATTACGCATGGCGCTTGAGGCGTTGTTACACGCCTACCACGAGGACGAAGCACATCCAAGAACCTTGGAAGCCATCACCGCCATCAAAGAAGCCTTGGCACAAGAGCAAGAGCCTGTGGCGATTGTTGATGCAAACGATGACGGCTATTGGGCGGATATTCTGCCAAACAGAAGCGTCAAAGTCGGGCAGATGCTCTACACCACCCCACCACAGCGCACATGGGTGGGGCTGACGGATGAGGAGATTGCACAGGGCTGCAAAGAATCGTGGGTTACTGAACAGGCATGGCAGTCGGCAGTTTGGTGGGCAGAAGACAAACTCAAGGAACGCAACACTTGAAATCCGCAAGACTCCCGCGAGTCATTGATCTGCTTCAGCGCACAGCCTGCACAGCGCCAGAGCTGGCGGCCAAGGTGTACTGCACCGAGAGGTCAGCGCAGCAGATGATCAACCGTCTGCGAGTCGCTGGCACTGTCCACATACAAGAGTGGCGCAGATCGGGCAGAGTGCTGGTGGCGGTGTACCGCTATGGCATCGGCACTGATGCCGTCAAACCTCCACCACTGACACCCATGGAGAGGTTGCGTAGATTCAGAGAGCGCGAGTCACTTGACGATAAGGCTTTCCGCTTGGCAAGGGAAAGAGGTAAGAGGTTAAAGCCACGGCGTGATCCGCTGGTGGCTGCACTGTTTGGAGAGAGATGATGAAACTAATTATTGAAATTGGGCAAGGGACAGATCCCGACATTGATGTTGCTGGATCGGATGAGTTTTTTGCATTGACTGAATTAGAGCAAACAGAATTGATTGAACAAGTCAAAATTGCACTTGATCAATATGCAACAAGAATCAATCTTGCATCAAATTTTTCAGTCTCTTGATTGTTTTTGCATCAAGAAACAAAGAAGTACCACTTTCGCCAGAACTTAAAGCACCCATAGTTAATTGATCTAAATCTAGATTTTTGCCGGCAGCAAGCTGTCCTGCAACTTTAGGTGCAGATTTTGTTTGTTGATATATTTGCTGATACTTATCACCAAATACATTTCTTACTGGTGCTGATTTCAATGTTCCTCTATACACGCCAGGCATTCCATGCGAATAGGTACTATGAGCACCACTTAATAAGCCAAGCTCTGGCATCGCTTCATAAAATGTTTCACCAAGGCTGTACTTTGGCACTTCAACTAAATTAGGATCAAGTAATGATCTTCTTAAATCAGGGTAGTTATACCCAAATGCTTTTTCACCATAAACAGAACCCATTTTTTCTGTGAATAATTTTCGCAAATCGCCAGCACTGCCTTTTGTCAAACCTTCACCAGTAAAAAGTTGTTCACGCAAACCTTTGTCTCTCAAACCGACAAATTCTGAAAATTTACCTTTTTCACCTTTTACAGTAGCTTCTCTGATGCGTTTATTTAGCTCATTGACAACATCTCTTTTTGCGCCAACGGTTTCATAAAGTGAAAGCAATGCATCAGTTGGCATTGTTGAAAAATCTTCAGCACCATAAGCCATGGTGTGTGGTGCAACAAGCACCTTTTCTCTTCCGCCAAGGGCTTTGTTTTCTTCCAATGCTTTGAATACTCTATTGTTTTGTCTTTGAGCCGCACTCAGCATTGATGCATATGCTCTCAAATCTTCTATATTTTTAATATCTCTTGGAAAAGCAAATCCACCTTCAGTGATGATTGGTCTATCCAATAAAATATCACTGAAACCAGTGACTTTTTGTCCTCTACTTGTAATATCTGATGGGAATGTCAATAGACTATATCCCTCATAGTCCTCAAGATTTAATGGTGTTCTTGGTGCAAGATTGCCAACATATTCAGTTTGATATCTTGTCCCAACCAGTGGATTTGGTTTCAGTGGAGTATTTGGCAAATAAGCAAACATCGGCTGCGGTGTCACAGCACCAAGCAGTCCACCACGCTCACCCATCATGGCGGCATTGATCTCTTCACCCGCCATGCGTGCAACGGCTTTACCACCCCTACCAACAGCCTGTGCAACAGGCTTAACAGCAGCCACTGGCACTGGTGACATGAATGCACCAGCAGTCTCTAGCAAGCCTGCCTGTGGCGTTGGTTGCGTCATGCGCGGTGTCGTTGCCAGCACCTGCTCAGATGATGGGACAACACGCCTTCTCTGCGGCATACGCGGGTCTACATCACCTCTAAACATTCCTTCAATCATGTATGGCAGATCAAGCAAACCGGCCACCGATCCGCGCCCAAGAGACTCCAGATTGCTCAGAGAAAACAGACTCGGCATCCCTTCAGCCGAGTAGTCCGGTACGCCTAGTGGGTCTTGGTAGTAATTGGTGGCCATGATTTATCTCGCTCTGCGAATTTCTGTTGCAAATGGTTTGATCTGCGTATAGTAAGCCTCAATCGCATCGCTCATGCCTGGCTCTGCCGTTGCAATTGCCGACAGTTTTGCGATTTGAGTTGTCAGTGAGTTCGGATTATTCACAACAGCTCTACTGGTGTCTGATACCCAGCGAATAAATCTTGGACTTTCAAGAAGTTTAGCCGCCAAGTTGCTAGATAAAACAAGACCGCTTAAAGCTCCTGCGCCACCAAGCAGTGCTTGTGTCATGTCTCCACCAATTCCACCGCCAATCGCTCCACTAGCGCCTAATAGAGCTGATGTGACCATCTGAGCGCCACCAGTGTTTGATACATTGACGGCCTTGCCAGCTTCACGCGCACCAGTTGTTACCTTTACCAAATCATTGATGGCAGGAATAATGTTGCGGTATCTCTCACCGCCAAACAATACTTGCTTGGCGCTGTCGCTTAAATTATTCCAATTAGTCAAGAATGTATTGGCGTTGAATTCATAACTGTCAACACCAACATCTGCGCCTTCTTTCATTCCAGCTTTTGCATTGCCCAACTGTTGCCAAACTGATGCAGCCAATGTGTCTCTCTCTTCTGGCTTGAAATTACGCACCAATAGTTGGAGTCTACCCATGCCATCTTTTGTGCCTGCCATTGCATAGTTGACGGCATTCACATCAAGATTTTGATCTGCAATTTTTTGTAGTGCAGGCAAATTCACTTCACGATTGAACCTTACATATCGATCATGCAATTTGATTGCTCGGCTTGCGATGTTTCCAGACTGATTAGCCGCAGCCAATACATCCTTACGCAATGCGTCATATAAACGCGCAAAATTTGATGTATCTGAAAGGCCAGAAATATCTGGTCGAGCTAAATCTTTTCCAATGCTTGTTCGCTCTTTTCTAAGCGCAGCAAATGGAACGCCACCAAACCCAGATTGGGCATCAGACACAATACGCATGGCACGATCAATGACTGGCTGATAAATTGGACCAAGTGTTTGTGGGCTTTTGGCAATTTCAGCTTGGAGTTGTGCAACCAATTGAGCTGTGTTTGTTGCTGGGAATCTATTGTTTGATCCGACAGCGCTTTCCACAATATCATCAAGTTGCTCGCGTCTTTCTTCAAACCTTTTCCCAGCAGCCTCTGCGCCTTTTTGAATAAACTGTCCAAGTCCACCTTTTTCTTTGAATGGTGGTGTAGGTATAACGCTTGGAGTTTTGCCAACTTGTGAAATATCTTCAGCAATATTTCTTGCGGCAGTACCCATCTGCTCTTGCATCAATTCGTACTTTGGGGCAATGACTTGAGCACCGCCAGGCGTTTGTGCGAGTCCAGCTTCTAAACGCTGAACAGCAGGACTTTGCGTAGCCACACCAGCAGGCAATTTGATGCCAAGTCTTGATGCTGCTTGCGGTATGCCTTGGCGCAGTCCCATCAATTGCTGTTGAATTGGTGTCAGTAATTGCGGCAGATACTTCTCAGCAAGTTGCCCACCTCGCTGACCTAATGCATTGATCAAAATATCTTTTGTCACGCCAGCCGCTTGCTCTGTGCCGCCTCTGGTTTCAACTGATGGGCCGCCATATTGCATACCCATCTCGTACAGCTTCTTGAATGCAGCTCCACCAGCTCCAGCGCCTGCAACCATAGCTGGCGGTCCAAAAGGTGACATTGCCGCAGCTCCAGTACCAGCACCAACAAACTCTGAAATCTCTGGCAAAGCGCCAGCAATATCACCCATGGTTGGCAAAGGCACGCCAAAGAGTACAGGATTCTTTTCATTCATCAATGTTGGCCGTCCAGTTTTTGGATCGGTATAGATGAAGTTGTCTTTGTCGTATGGTTGCGCGTCAGGGAAAAACTTCTTCAGCGTTGCCAATTTGTCCTGCATTGTGCTAGAAGAACCCACTGCTGCCCTCACACTAAGTGGCGCACCAGTAGTCATCTCAATCTGCTTTTCGCTTGGCGTTGGTGCTGGCAGTGACCTGATGTAGTCGGCCAAGGTTTGAGCAGATTGCGTATCACCAGCCGCGTGAGCAGCTTGCAACGATTTATACAGATCGTCAATAGTTGGGTCTGCCATTATTGCTTCCTTGATGGATATAGTTCAAGTATTTGTTGAATTATTGGTGGCGGTTTGATTGCAGTTGTGGTTGGAATTGGAGGCGGTGGTTTTTTTGTAAATGATTGGGGCAGCTGCATGATCGGGAAACCAAATTGCAAATTTGTTCGCATTGCTTCTTGAATCATGCGATCTTTCATTTCACCTGTTTGAGCAAAGAAATAGCTTGGACCGCCAAGACCTTTTATGTATGTTGAAAGGTTTGTTGGGTCACTTAATTGGGCTTGCAATCTTGGTAAATCTTCTTTGTTTAATACGCCAAGCTCTGCCGCTTTTCTTGCTTTGGTCAGCAAATCTTCATAAATTGCTGTTTGTGTAGCGCCTTTCGATCCAATGCCACCAAGTTGCATTCCTTCTTGAGAAACAACATTTTCTATTTTTTCAAGCGCAGCAACAAAGTCAACGGCAGCTTTTATTGCTGATCTTGATGCTGTAATCTCTTCTGGTCTTGGCGCAAGTGGAGTTGATTTAACTCCAGCAGGCAATGGAATAGCAACAGCACCATCAGCAGGCGCGGCAACGGCAGGTGCTACTGCGCTTTTAGCTGGCGCAGGCGCACTGACAGCACTTGGCTGAACAATAGTTGCTGGCGCTGTTGTTGGCGTAGCAATTTTGCCTTTGTAGCTTGGCTTTGCAAATGATGGTGGAATAGGCGCAGGTTGTGTGTACACAATTCGCGTAGAGCCATCAGGCTGAACCTGTTCGGTTGGCACTGGCTTACTCAACTCACGATACGCCAAAGCATATTTAGCACTGCTTGGGTCTTCGGTCAGCAGTATGTTGTAAGCTGCACCAGTTGTGCCGCCACCGAATGGTCCTTCAGCAGTTCCAAGCGGTGTTGCTTGTTTTGTTTTTGTGTTGTACTGATAAGAGCCAACGCCAGGCAAACCAAGTTTGACGGCATCTACACCACTCACAATCTTGAATTCATCGCTAGGCGCTTCTACAGTGCTGATCTGACCTGTTCTATTGTTGATCTGATACTTTCCGCGAGGATCGAGTCCAAGGTCGGCAGCATTTTGACCAGTAATAGTTTCAAAGCTCTCTGTTTTCAAACTTTCTTCAAATAATCTTGGCAATGCTGCTTTAGGGCTAAGTGCAGCAATCATTAATTGATCTGGAGTCAATGAAGAAAAAATGTCAGGTCTTTGTCTTGCAGTAACAGTTACTGGTGATATTGTTCCTGATTCATTAGGCAATGTTTGTCCAATCATCGCTGCGCGTTGCGGTGTCGGGCCAACGCCGTAAACTGGCGTAGGCAATGCAGCTGCTTGCATTGCTGTCAATGGTTGTCCCGAAACTGGCAACGATGGAGTAACTGCCGCGCTTGGTGCTGCGCCAGACAAGCGATCCATGAAGAATTTTTGGAGATTTGCCTCTCTCCTTGCTTCATCCAACTTCTGCTTGGTCAGCATCTGCTCAATGGCATTCTTCTGTGCGCCTTGGTAGCCAGCAGTGCCAGCCTCATACGCGCTGCCGAGTGCTTCACCCAATCCAATTGGCGTAGTGGTTGTTCTGCCTGATCTAAGAAGAGACATGGCCGCACTCATCAGTGCCTGAGACTGCATCTGCTTTTGCTGCTCCCTTGACAGGTACTCGTTCAATCCTGAGTCAGCACCGCCAAACAGTAAGCCGCCAAGGTTTGATGCAAACGATGATGGCGCGACATTTGATGTTGGCACTTGGAAGTCGGAGTAAGGCACTGCCGCTGGATTGGCAAGGTTTCTAATCCTTGTCGGCTCGGCATAATTCTGAGCCAACATCTGTTTGAATTCTTCATCGGTCATATATCACCTCATCCAAGTAAGCCGCCACTGCGTACACCGTACATCTTCATCAGTTCT